AAAAGAAGAAGAAATAGCTAAAGACGCAGAGGAAAAGGCTTGGGCTGATAAACAAGTTGAACTTGCAAAAACTCAATACAAAAGAGACAGGAAAGCAGAGTACGATCAGCTAAACCAGTATGAAATGATGTTTGACGATAAGAGAGATGGTACTACCACTTGGGTGGATAAAATAAACGAAATTAAAAGTAGGCATCCGAAAGGTTAGTCGTGGAAAGTTTAATACACGATGCTTGGGTTTTATTTGTAGCGATGGGTAGTTGGATGGCGAATAGGATGACCCATAAGATAGATACGGTAGACAAAAAGTTAGATCAACTGAGGCTGAGTTCTATAGACAGAAAAGAATATAAAGCTGATATTAGCCAACTCCATATTAGATGTAATGAGTTGGAAAAGAGCAAAGCTTCGGCAGTACAAGCGGTTGAAGTTAAACTGAAAAAGGAAAATTAAAATGCGCGAGCAACTACTAAACGCTTTGAGAGCCTACTACACTGGCAATATCGAAAAGCACAAAATGAATATTGAAAATCTGATTACCAATAACGTGGGCGTGGCAGAGCATCCTGACTACATTGAAACTATCTCGAAGGAGATGGCATCCCTGGCAAATTATGATGAACAATTACAGATGGTAGATAAATATTTTAAGGGGTGACTTGTGGCGGATCAGCAGAAGGAAATACTAGACAAACTTCAAGTAATGCACACAGATATTTTACTGACTCGTTCTTCTTTAAAAGTTACCCAGGAAGATGTTCAAGAGCATAAGAAAGTGTTATTTGGCAATGGAAGGGAAGGTTTGAAAATACGAGTTGACAGAATCGAAACTTCGCAATCCACAGTGCAAAAACTTTGGGTAACTATGGCAGGTGTGATAAGCACTGTAATTGCGTATCTAGGATTGAACGACTAATGTGGCTACTACTTTTAATACAACTATCTGGAACTTCGCAACCTCACGTTGTCCACGCCGAAGTGGTGGAAATCCTAGACAGCGAAAAAAGCTGCGTGGAAAAAATCGAACAAATCCCAAAAAAGGAATTACCTCTAAATGTAAATATGGGCTGCGTTCCGCTTAATGGAAGAAAGGTATAATTTATGCCACTAAGCGAGTGATACCTTTAATAGATAAAAGCGAGTTGCACTCATAATCCTCTGAATGATAATTTTTTTGATAAAATTCAACAACCTTATTTCCGTTCGTGAGAGTAACTTTCTCGGTTAGGGTGCTTGCCTCTTGCCGATCAATCATATCAACGAAGTGATCACGCATCGAATCTTGAACCTTTGATAATGCGTCAAAAAAACTGGGTTTGTCGCTGTCAAAGCCCCAAATAGTAGTTGCGTTCGTGTCAACCTTAGCAGTCCCCGTGGCTGCATCAAACTCAAAATGACCCACCAGCGAAGGAAAAGGTACAACTTTACGGTGTACCTTTATTAATTTTAATTCATTCTGATATAGGGCTTGTTCAAGCCCCTTACCAACTACCCTAGCTGTTTTTCGGTAAGGGATTGAGCGTCCGCCAGTGCTAATTTTGTTTTCAGCAACGTGTTTTCTTCCATCAGTACAATAAGCTTTCGTTGCAACTGTAGCATTTCATCTTTGAGCATGTCATCCTCCTCACTATTTTGAGATTGATTGGCAACGCTAGAGGCTTGCCCTGTCATCAATTCGTCTAGTCCTACTTCCAGTATTTTTGAAATACTATCAAGTAAATCGATCTGACATCTTTTGCCCCTCGCCAAGCGTGTATTTAAGTTGGTAGGACTCATCCCCAGCTTCTCCGCAAGTTCAACCTGGGACATGCCCCTATCTCTCAAAATACACTTCAAATTGTATCTTAAATCGAGTTTCTTCATAGTATTCAATATTTTCCCTAAAAAATATCGAAAATAGTCTTGACTTATTCACGTTTAAGTATATATAATCGTTCTAGTGAACAATTAAGACCCTATCAGAGTCTACAATTATGTCAAGAAAAATCGAAAAAACTGATAAGAAAATTCCTAATGGGTCACAAGGTTTCTCCCTAAATCCTTGTGTAACGGGCTGCTCAGATTTCCCAGAACAATCAACTACATTCAAACAGTCTGGGCAGTCCGGCCCTCCTTTAAAAATTCAGATAGAAAATTTACTCCGAGGCATTCCTCTTAAAATTCAAGTAGATGTACTACACAACCTCCTGTGTTTGCTTGAAAAAGAGGATGCCTCTTTCCGAGAAAAAATCTATGACGCAAATAATATTGAGTATCGCCATACTGATTGTCTACATAAAAATTGCTTTTCTACTAACTGACGAACTTTTCCCAGATGTTGACTGACAAACAAATTCAAGATCGTATTGGTGCAATTACTGGCACAAGGGCTGCCATCATTGAAGGCAAGAATCGTTTTGGTGGCGACTTGTATACATTATGGTCAGTGATGACAGGACGATCCAACGATGATATCAAATCATCATTGATGATGAGGCTTGGGCATTACACCGAGCCTGGCAATGTTGCCGAGTATGTAAAAAAGACAGGAAGAAAATGCAGACAAGTTCATAAGACAATTCACCATCCTATGTATGACCGTCTGCGCGGACATCCAGACCGTATTATTGTGGGAGACAAAAATCGTGGCCTAGAATGCAAGGCTGTATTTTCACGCAGCGAATCCGATTGGGACGATGGTGTGCCGGAGTATTACATAAGCCAGGTCAAGCACTACGCGCTGATTACGGGCAGACTGCGATGGGATTTTAGCGTACTTTTCTTAGCGTTTGGCAGACATGAAATATACGAGTTGGAATTCACTAAAAAAGATATCGATGAACTATTGGAAAAAGAGTTGGCATTTCTGAAGCTAGTGGATGAAGACACTGCGCCAGAGGTTACTGCCAAATCAACCGATGCACTCAAACAAGAATGGAAAACAACTGATCCAGACTTGATCAAAGTTGCTGATGAAAATATTCAGCATTATGTAAGTGAAAGAAAGAAATTAAAAGCATCATTAGATGTGTACAAAGACGCTCTCGATTTATGCGAAAACAAGATTCGCCAGAGAATGGAAAATGGCGAAACACTTCTTGGCCCTGATGGAGAAATTCTTTGTACATATAAACAAAACAAATCTGGTAGTCGCAGATTTAATTTTAACATTAAGGAGAAAAAAAATGCCTGTCAGCCCGAAAGGAAAAATACACTGGGCGAAGTTGTTCACGCCTGAAAAAAAGTTCGCAACGGAGCAAAAACCACATGGAGTATATGCGGTTGATTTGATCTTGCCAAAAGAAGATGCGGCTCCAATGCAGAAATTGCTCAAACAAATCGACGATACCCATTTTAAAAAAGTGGCTAATGAAGCATTGGAAGAATTTAGAAAAAGAAAGAATGGGGAGAAAGACAGTTTTAAAGATGGTTTGGCATTTGCCAAGGCTAACGATATGAAGAGAAACCCTGTTCCTGGCAAGCCAGTAAAAGATGAAAACCTCGAAGAAACTGGCGAGATTAAATTCAGCTTTAAAGAGGATGCCAAGTGGGTTAGAAAATCGGATGGCAAAGAATATAATATGCAGCCTAGAGTCGTCAACGCCAAGAACAAACCTTGGGATAAGACCAAGGAAATTGGCAATGGGTCTGATGGTAAAATTGCCTACGAGATTAACACTTACGAAAAACCATGTTGTGGGGTGTCCATCAAATTGCGTGGTGTCCAAGTCTTAGATTGGGTGGAATACACGGGTAGTAGCAGTGATTCTTCGCCATTTGAGGAAGAGGAAGGCGAGGACATTAATAGTGCTGAAGAAGCCATTGAAGAAGCTGAAGAACTTTTTAAAGAGGAATCTGATGTCCCGTTCTAAACAACAAAGATTGATGCAACTACCCGCCGTACTGGAGTATATGGGTAAAATTGGGAAAGGTTTTTTTGATGAAAATATACGCCATCAATTGAATGAAGTTAAAATGGGGTATAGAACAATCATGTTTGAGAAAGAAGAAGTGGATGGATTGATTGAGAAACTTAAAAAGGGAGAATTAACATGTCACAAAAATTACCGCCAGGAATCTTCCCTGTCAAGGGAGGGTTCGAGATCGACAAACGCTATAAACCCGAAAAAAACTGCGAAACAGTCCGCTTACGAGAAGTTGTTAAATCTACAGCCAAAGTAGCAACGGCTCGGCTGGAAGAAATGATGAGGGCTGAGTACAATCGTCAAGTCAACGGTCATAAGGTTGAAGACAAACCGAAGACTTGGGGCGATGCTGTAGCTGCTTATTGGGAACACAAGGGCTATACTAAAGATCACAGAAGTCATAAAGAGTTTGTTATACTAAGTAGGTATATCCCCCAAGATATGGCCTTGGATGAAATCTGCAACGATACTTTTTCACAGCTTCGCAAGGATTCAGAAAAGCATGGGTTGAGGCTTGACAAGTACGGCAAGCCTGTTCGCAGGAAGGGGAATAAAAAAGCTGGCGCAAACACTTATGTATCGCTTGCCAGGACAGTTCTTCTTTATTGCATGACCTATAAAGGAACGGCTAAAAACCGTTGGGTCACGCTAAACCCTGGATTGGTAATAGATAGTGTTAAGAAGCAAAAAAGAAAGCCTTGGATTTTGAACGAAGACGAAGAAGAAAGATTGCTTGCAGAGTTACCGGATCATCTAG